CTTGAACGGTGCCAACACGCCCAGCAGCCAGCCGGCAGTGTTGACCTTTGCAGCGGTCGGCAAGACGGCAGTCCCGGGCAATGTGCAGGAGTTGACCTTTGAGGCGATCAATGCCAACTCGGGCCGACTGCGGTGGGCGCCAACGCTTGACCTGGACGTCAAGGTTGGGGGTCGCGTTCACATCCGCCACACCAACCTGACGGACGGCACCGGCACATGGGGCAACAGCGTTGATCTGGTGGAAGCCAAATCGGGCAGCTCTACCGAAGCGATTATCCCCTTGGTCGAAGGCGAGATCCTGGTCAAGTTTGAGGATGATGGCGGCCGGCAATCAGCAACCGAGACCAGCATCATCATTGACTTCCCCGACGCGCTCGGGCAGTTGCTAGTGCAGTCAAGGCGCGAAGATGCCGACGCTCCGCCATTCCAGGGCAGCAAAACCAACTGCTTCTACAGCGATGAATACAATGCGCTCACACTGGAAGCGACTGGCCTGTTCGACGACGTGGCAGATTTGGACCTGCTGCCGGTGATGGACTTCATCGGCGCCATGACCACCAGCGGCACCTATGAGTTCGCCAACACGCTCGACCTGGGTGCGGCATACAGCTTGGACCTGAAGCGGTTCTTCGTCACCCGTGGCTACTTCCCCAGTGACCTGATCGACAGCCGCACCGGATTGGTGGATGATTGGTCTGATTGGGATGGCGCTGCATCGTCAGCCGTCAACGCGAAGATGTATCTGCGCAGCACCAACGACAACCCGACCGGCTCGCCCACATGGTCAGCGTGGCAGGAGTTTGTCAACGGCACATTCAAGGCGCGCGCATTCCAGTTCAAGACTGAGCTGACCAGCACCGACTCGGGCCAGAACATCCTGATCGACGAGCTGGGCTATGAGGCAACCTTCCAGCGGCGTCAAGATCAAAGCGTGGGCAGCATCGCCAGCGGCGCCGGCGCGAAGACAGTCACATTCGACAAGCCGTTCTTCACCGGAACAACCAGCCTGGGTGGCGTTGACAGCAGCCTGCCAAGCGTGGGCATTACCGCGCAGAACATGGCTGCTGGCGACTATTTCACGATGGGCAGCGTGGCAGGCAACCAGTTTGTGGTGACCTTCCGCAACAGCGGCGGCACTGCAATCGACCGCAATTTTGCCTGGTCGGCTGTCGGTTATGGAAAGGGTGCTTGATCCCTGCCAGAATTAACCTATTATCTGACTCATCATGGCCCAACACGATTACGTCATCGCCAACGGCACTGGTGCCGCTGTCCGTTCTGACCTGAACAACGGCCTCGCCGCGATTGTCAGTCAGAACAGCGGGGCAACTGCGCCAGCGACCACCTACGCCTACATGACGTGGGCGGACACGACGGCTGGCGTGATGAAGATGCGCAATGGCGCGAACAATGCCTGGATCACGCTTTACCAGCTAGACGGCGAGTGGAGCACGATCGCCTTTGAGAACGGCAGCGCTGCTGCTCCATCTATTTATTTCAAGGACAGCGGCACCGATACCGGCGTCTACAGCCCTGGCACCGATCAGGTTGCAATTACAACAGGTGGGACTCAACGATTGGCTGCTGATACAGCAGCAGTTACCTCAACTCTGCCTGTAGTTCACCCGCTTGGTGCAGTCGGCACTCCGTCGATCACCTTTACGGGTGACTTGAACACTGGCATCTATAGCCCAGGGGCAGACCAACTAGCCATCTCAACTAATGGAGTTGCAAGACTAACAACAAGTACCACCGCAGTTTCATCTTCGTTAGCAATTGATGTGCCTCTCGGCGCAGTCGGCACCCCGTCGCTGACGTTCACTGGGGACCTCAATACCGGCCTATTTTCACCCGGAGCTGATACGGTTGCACTTGTAACCGGCGGCACAAACAGGCTTCACATTACCTCAGCAGGACTGGTAGGGATTGGCACTACGAGCCCCGGGCGACTCTTATCAGTTCAAGGAATAATTGGGGCCTATAACTCTAGCGGTGCAAATGACAGTCAACTGTTAGTTTACAACAATGGTACGTCAAGTGTTATCAATTCAACCTATGGGACAACAGGTGGATACACTCCATTGGTATTTGATGTTGGAGGCTCCGAACGCGCCCGCATCGACACCAGCGGCAGGCTCTTAGTTGGCACGTCTTCTGGCACTGGCGGCAGAGAAAAACTCCAAGTCCTTGGTAACGCAAATGAAGCAACCACAGGCGCAGGAGAAATTACTTTAGCTCGTGCTTCATTCCCTGCAGATAGTGATCCGATTGGCAAAATTAGCTTCACGGGGCCTTCCAACCAAGTATTTGCCACCATTGAGTCAGTAGCAAACGGTGCCACCGGAACGAATGACCATCCAGGGTTATTAAAGTTCTCCACTACCGCAGACGGAGCAAGCAGCCCGACGGAGCGGATGAGGATTCAGGCAGATGGTGTCGTCAAGGTAGCTGGAGATTCTTGGACTCTTGGAAGAACATACATCGGCAATAGTGGCGCATCTGGTTCAGGAATAGGTACGTCATCTAACGGAGCAAATAGTACAACGCTTTATATTGGCAATGCCGCAATCCAAGTAAGCTCTGATGCTCGTCTTAAGGAAAACATTGAGGATACAAGCCTTGATGCACTTGACGCAATTAGTCAAATCAGAGTCAAAGATTTTACCTGGAACGATCCAACAGACACCAGCTCTAACAATCGCAACGCTCGCGGCAAATGGACCGGCTTGATTGCTCAGGAACTTGTAGGGGTTCTTCCTTTTGTTGTTAATGCTCCTCGCAAAGAGGCTGATGGGTCCATTGATCACGAAAGCCAGAGCACTTGGACACTGGATCAGTCACAACTTTGTCCTGTGTTGATCAAAGCAGTGCAACAGCAGCAGGAAATAATCGCCTCGCTGGAAGCTCGAATAGCTGCTCTTGAGACCCCGTAGTCACCTTCACTACTGATCACCCTTATACTCACACCACCAACCAACGACCATGACCACCACCAACTGGCACATCGCCAACCTTGAGCGCGAAACCAGCGACGGCTATGTCTTCACCGCCCACTACACCGTGGACGCCAAGGACGACACCTATAGCGCTGGAGCCTATGGCAGCATCGGCCTGGAGCGCCCTGAAGGCAGGTTGATTGCCTTTGCCGATCTGACCGAAGAACAGGTGATCGAATGGGTTCAAGAAAAGCTCGGCGATGAAGCCATTGCCAATGTGGAGGCCGCACTGCAAAGTCAGATTGATGAGCAGCGTCAGCCCACCAAGGCTGCTGGGGTGCCGTGGCAGTAAAAGCCAAGACTGGTGTCGGCCGGCTAGACCATAAAGCCGGCCCGCCGAAGACAACCAGCATCGGCTACGGCGCGCGCAGTCGGCCACGCCGTCGCGGTAAGAAGCCTCTGCGGGGGCAAGGTCGGTAGAATAGGTCCATGATCGAGGTCATCGCTGCTATTGCTGGAGCATCCATCAGCGTTGCTGCGATGGGAGCCATGGGCTTTACCAAGCGCAACGACGAAGCTCGCGATGCCGTCATCCGTCTGACCGCTGCAGTGGAGCACATCGCCACGCAGCTCGAGGTCATGCACACCGACATCCGTGCCGATCGGAAGGAGACCTTCTCACGGCTGAATGGGGTTGAGCAGCGGGTGACTAAACTCGAAGCAAGACCGTACAGCTGACATGGACCGCATCGCTGACTACATCGCCCTTGTGGTGGCCATCCATGGGCTGGCGCTGGTGATCGTCAACATCACCCCCACACCAAAAGACAACGAAGCGCTGGGTGGTCTGTCCCGCATGGTGGTGAAGCTTTATCGCGCCATCGAGATCCTTGCCGGCATCGTGTCCCCCCTCGCCAAGCGTTGAGCAATGGCCAACCCGGCGCCGGTCACGCTTGAGCAGCTGTTTCGCTTTTATCGCGGGCTTCCGCATCAAGCTTCAGCGATCCAGATCCTGGAGCAGGACCTGGCCGTCAACGGTTACGCAGCAGCGATGCGGCGCGATCGGGCATGGTTCAACACCTGGAGCCAGGATGGCAAGCAGGCCGATCTGGCTGCGGCCCTGAAGCTGATCAAGGACTTTGAAGGCTGCCACCTCGAAGCATATCCAGACCCGCTGAGTGGCGGCGATCCTTGGACGATTGGCTACGGGACGACACGCTATCAGGATGGCCGGCGCGTCAGCCGTGGCGACAAGATCAACGCCATCGAGGCCGATCTGCTGCTTCGCCGGGAGGTGGACCGCATCGCCGAAAAGTTGCGCGCCACCGTGCCCTACTGGGTGCAGATGGCAGACCATCAGAAGTGCGCGCTGATCTCCTTTGCTTACAACCTCGGCAGCGGTTTCTACGGCACCACCGGCTTCGAGACGATCAGCAAGCGGCTACGCGAGAAGGACTGGGCTGCGGTGCCCGATGCCCTGCTGCTCTACCGCAACCCTGGCAGCAACGTGGAAGCAGGACTCAAGCGTCGTCGCATTGCCGAGGGTGACATCTGGGGCTATGCCAAGCAGGCAGCCAGCCCGGTCTCTGCTTTGTTCACGCCTGAGTCGCCTTTCACCTTCAAGATCACGCCACACATCACCTATGGTGAGTTCGCGCTTGGTCAGGAGGCGCGGCGCTTTGATCATCAGCACCAGTGCGACACCGCGGTGAAGCTGGCGCAGTTCCTCGAGAAAGTCCGCACGCAGTTCGGCGGCAAACCGATCACGATCACATCGGGCTACAGACCAGCAGCAATCAACCGACAGGTGGGTGGCGCCTCAAGCAGCGAGCACCTCTACAACGCAATCGGCGTCGGTGCGGTGGACTTCAACATCATCGGCGCCGAAATCAACGCGGTGCAAGCCTGGTGTGACAAAGCCTGGCCATACAGCCTGGGCTACGGCGCACCGAAGGGCTTCGTTCATCTCGGCATTCGCCAGGGCAGTCCTAGGGTTCGGTGGGATTACTGAGCCTGCATGATCATTCCAGACCACGAGATCGCCCGCCTTTGTCAGCAGGCGGCGATGGTGCTGCCATACAACCCCGACCTGCAAAACCCCGCCAGCCTTGATGTGTTGCTTGGCGATCGGTTGATGATCGAGGTTGAAGATCGCCCCGAGTTGCAGATCCTTGGCATTGGCCACCACACGCAGGCGGATCCATACTGGCTCGCGCCGGGTGAGTTCTGCCTAGCCGAGACTCAGGAGATCTTCAACCTTCCCGACCATATCGCGGCGGTCTTCGTACTTAAGTCGAGCCGTGCCCGCGAAGGCTTGGAGCACCTGCTCGCTGGCTATTGCGATCCAGGCTGGCATGGCAGCCGGTTGACGCTGGAGCTGCACAACAGCCGCCGCTTCCACAACATCGCGCTATGGCCTGGCATGAAGATCGGGCAGATGGTATTCCACTTGATCAGCGGCACGCCTGAGCGCACCTACCGCGAAACTGGAAGGTATAACGGGGACCTAGGTGTGACTGCCAGCCGAGGCTAATTCGCGCATCCGATAGATGCGCGCCGGCGCTTCGGCCGGATCATCCATTGGGATCATGCGGTAGTCATCGACGCCGTGGATCTCGGCCCAATGCTGCGCAGCAAGGTGAGTGGTGAAGGGGCCAACGTGCCAGGGGCCAAGGTCCAAGATGTAGGTCATTTCAGGTTGGGGTTGCGTTCGGCAGCGGTGAGGCTGGGGTGGTCACGGTCGTCGTCATCCTCGGGCAGATCCTCGGGGATGTCGTCATATTCAGGGTCGAGCTTGGGCATGGGTTGGAAGGGGGCCGAGCCCCCCGGCTTGGGTCAGGCGGCGGATGCCTCGATGGCTTGGATTGCGGCTTGGATCTCAGCCTGGCCGGGCAGATCGTTGCAGGTCAGGTAGTCGAGGGAAGCGTAGAGGGCGGTGAGAGTTTCGCGCTGGTAGGTGCTGATCATCGGTCCGGTGCGGTTGATGTGTGAACTATACACCGCAGACAGCGCACTCCACCGCGATCAGATGGCCCGTTCACAATCCGTCACACCCAAGGCGATCCGGTCGCGTCCGTTACCGTTGGCCAAGTTGGGCCAGCGCCCATGCGGGCTCACATCGTCGAGATCACCGCCAAGGTGGTCGTCCGCAGCGACACCGATCCAGACCAGCTGCCCGCTGACATTTACAGCCAAATCTCTGAGTTCATCCGCAACGAGACCGACATCCTCGACCTTGCCGTCGAGCTGTTCACACTCCCAGAGGATCTCAGTGGAACAGCATCACATTGACGAGACCCGGCTGGTCACCCGACGATCAGCCCGCGATCAGATCCACCTGGCTTGGAACTACCGCTGCGCCTATTGCGACGATCAGCTTGGCCGCAGCCCAACACTCGACCATGTGGTGCCCAAGGTCCACGGCGGGCTCACGGTCCGCGAGAACCTGATCAGCTGCTGCCTGATGTGCAACAGCCAGAAGGGCCACAAAGACTGGATCGACTGGTATCGCGCCCAGCACTTCTGGTCGGCGACGGGCGAATGGGCTATCGCTCAGTGGCTGGCTGGCGAGATCTAACGCGCCAGCAGGTGGTCCAGATACAGCTCGGCCTGCCATAGGTCGCTCGAGTAGCGGCACATCCCACCAGCGCAGCTGCGGTAATAAAGCTCACCGCCATTGACTGGTTCGAGCGTCTCAATCCATCCGCCATCGCGATCCAAGCGGCTTACCAGTACCGGCTCACTCATGGCCGATCATGCACGAATAGTTCACATCTTGCCGCAAACCGGCCGCCGCTCTGGCGCGCCTCTGGAAACTCAAGGTTGCAGCGTTTGCGCGTTGCCTCCCATTGCACACAGTCCCAGCACATCCGCGGCGCTTCAGCTGGGCGGATCCTGGTCAGTGCTGCCGAATAGATCGACTGCGCCCGGATCAGTGCATCCTGCAGCCGTATGGCGCCCGTGTCGGCCTCCAGCTGGTGCTCAGCCTTTGGGCCAAGGTTCACCCGACAGTGCCAGGTACGGTCGGCACGATCGCAGAAGAGAAGCAACCGGCCACCGTACAAGCTGATCATTCGAGTTCACCGTGACTCGGAGCGTGATACAACCGCTCCAGCAACATGCTGGTGGGCTCAAGCGAATCCAGCATCTCATCTGCCGGATCAACTACCACAAACATCGCCGGCGATCCCATCTCTTTGACGACCACCAAGCTGGTCCGTGGGCTGCGAGCCAACACCCATAGAGCCAACCGCTCCAGCAGATTCAGATCGAGCAGTTGCATCATGGCTCCAGTTTGCCAAGCAGCCGGTCCACATACCACCGGGCCTTGGCAAGCGATTCCCGGCCGCCCTTAGCGTGGTGGTTCATGCGCCAGATGTATTTCATGGCGTTGCCCTTGCAGTATCCGCGGAACTCCTCCGGCGTTAGTGCTGCTTCGATCGCGTCAATGCACTCGATCCCACCCTGCCTGTAGTGCTCCGGGTTAACCGGATCAGCCATGGTTGGCCACCTCCAACTCAGAAGCAAGCACCGCAGCAGACCGGAGCATCGTGCTCAGTTTGATCGGTTGCATGTGCCGGCCGGTGGCATAACGCACAGCCCACCGCAAACCCATCGAGATGTTGCCATCCCCAAGGCGCCTGGCGGCCTCGATCTCCTCGCGGCTCATGCGAACATTCACCGTAAAATTGCGCCCCTTGCCATTGGGTCGGCGGTCGTTGGCGTTGGCCATCATGCCCACCGATCACCAAGCAGCTGCCGGCGGCAGACGGCGATGCACTGCTGCGCGTGCTTCTCAGCCAAGATGCTCTCGGTCTCGCCGATCGCGGTAACGCAGGCGGCGTGCAGTTCGGCGTAGCTGGTGTCTCGGAAGTTGGCCGCCACATCAAGGCAGAACTCCTCCCACAGCCCCGTGTACGTGTTGCAGGTGCGGCCGCTGGCGGCATAGAGCGCGTCCATCATGTCGGCGCGTTGCTGATCCTGTTGAACTCGGTTCATTGGTGCTCCCGTAGTGCTTGGCGTATGTTGAGCAGTTCTTCCCGGCGTGCCGAGATGTGCGGATGGCTGGCCAGCTGGTGAAGCTGTTCGAGCCGGATGTCAATCAGTCGGCAGAGCCGCAAACGTTCATCTTGTTGCCCAGCATTGAACATGCTGGAATCAGTGATGAGCGCCTCCAGTTTGGCGCGGATATGGTCAGTCATCAAGTGACCCTCCGTCAACGAGTGCATCGCACCATTCTTTGAAAGGTGCTTCGATCTGAGCCATGGTTTTATTGTCGATAGTTTCTGGGTTGCGGATCATGCCGATGGCAAGGCCAAGGGCATCACCGAGGCGGTTTTCAAGGCTGTCTAGTGGCACGAACTTGTAGTCAGTCATCAAGTTGCTCCAGTGCGTTGCAGATGATGTGCCAGTGCTGTTGAAGCTCAGCAATAGAGCAGGTTTCATCAGGTGAACGCAGCACTGCGGCGGCAAACTTGGCCTGCTCCTTCAAGCTCGGCGGCTTGGGGCGGCGGGCGGCGCGGAGGTTGTCTGCTGTTTCGATGTCAGTCCAGTCACGGACAAACCACTCACAACACGCCTCCAGCTCCTGGTCGGCGCCCCAGCGGGCGGCTTGAGTGGCGATGTGCCCCGCAGTGAGGCCATCTTCCTCGTTGATCCACTGCTGCACCAGTTCAGGCGGTGGAGTGATTGGGTGTTGGTCACTCATTGGGCCACCTCTACCTCAGCACCTGGCCACCTGGCCTGGGCGTAGCGGATTGCGTGGCGCGTGCTCTCGGCTCGAGTGATCCAGGTCATCGGCTGAGAACCCGGTTTGAAAACCAAGAGCCGATATTCGCGGGTGCGGTTGCCGTGTCGAGGCCGGCTGACGCCTTCCCCGTGCCTGCTTTCTGGCAGTTCTTCAACCCATTGAAAGGGCAGCATTGCTCCTATTGGTTCAGGCATGGATGTTTGGGTCGGTAACGGTTTCAGGGTTAAGCCATTCGAGTTCATTCCACCAAGGCATCCAGCTCTGAGCGGCGATTGCCTTGGCTTCGGTGAAGCTGTGCGCCGTGATCGATTCGATCACATTGGCAGCTTTGATCTGGAAGTAGAAGCGGCGGGGGGTGGTGCGAGTCATGATGTGGCCTCCTGCCATTCGCCGCACCAGTTAGTAACGTCAACCATTGGGAAAGAAGTTGCACAATCGTCGTACTCGGAAACAGAGATAATTGTTGGCGGATACCGATGGCAATCACCTACTTCGTCTTTGCACATCTCTTTATAAAACCGACAGGTTTTGCATGTGTTCATGGTCATGGCTTTACCTCCAGATGAGCGGCAGGGTGTTGAACTGCTTGCTGCTTGGCGGTGTCATAGCCGGCGGCATAGACGCAAGCCAGCAGCACCAAGACAGCGATGCGGTTGATGATGGGGTTGTTGATCATGAGGCTGGTGGGTGATGGGGAAGCCCCGGAGGGCTCAGAAGGAAGACCCGATCACATAGCGGCCGTCCGTGGTGCGGAAGATCAGGCTGTTGAGATCCTTGCGCTGGCGGCCAGTGCGGGCGCTGAACCCGAACCAGACGGTGCCATCGAAACCGCGGGTTTGCAGATCAGCGCGAAGGTTGGCCAGGTCGGCTGTGTTCTCAGTGAGCTCGAAGGTGCGGCTGTTGATGGTGGCGGTCATGTCTCTGGAAGCGGTGGCCTCGTCGGCCGTGCGCGAATCATACACCGCAGGCGGCGCACTCCGCCACCGGGTCAGTCACAATCCGTAACGCGGTGCAGGGCGTCCGATGCTTTCGACCGCCGTTCGTTTGCTTCCCGGAGCAGCGCGATCTGATCCTTCCCCTCCTCATGGCTGAGGCCGATCCGCGTGTGCCCTGCTTGCACCTCCACCGGAACCCGCAGCACGGGCTTCCCATTCGACGCGCGCCAACCGATTGCATAGCTCGGGACCGCCACCTCCACCGTGAACCACACATGCCCGCATTGCTCACACAGGCGCTTACGCACCGTTTGATCGGCCAACTGGGTGTTCGTGGATGGTGCACGGTTGCGGTCGTGACTGCACTTCGGGCATTGCATCGGCATCATGGGAGCAATCTGCTCCTGGCAAGTGGAACAATTCGGACAGTGGATGATCCCAAAGGTGGCAACCGAGGACCAGCTCAAGATCGAGATAATGGCTCGGCGCCTTGAGATCACTGAAAACGTCGGGCCGCTTGCGGCATCGCTCTACCGGGCCTGGAACCTTCAGCAGGCATTGCTCCAGCAGGCGACCAATGAGATCGCCCGCCTTGAGCTGCTGCTGATGAAGCCCTAAAACAGATCAGCCTCGGTGATCTCGACCACTTCGCCCCCAGTGGCCTTGGCCAGGCTGTCAGCCGCACCGGCAGCTGCCATCTTCTCCTCAATGGCCTTCATCGTCTTGTAATCAGGCTCGAAGGCAAGGCTCAGATAGTTCTGACCGCTAGCCGCTTGCTTGGTCCATCCGCTGATCTTGACGGGGATCTCATCGCGATCATTGGGGCTGGCGTTCATCACATAGGACGCAAACGCCATACGGTCATCTTCCTTGATGCTGAACACGCCATCAAATGCCGGATAGTTGCGGCTGGGGTCGTAGCGATCTTTGAAACGCTCTTGCAGCTTCTCAGGTGTGTTCTTGAACAGTGCGCCGTTGGCTTTGAAAGTCATTGGTTGTCAGGTGTGATGGTGTTGGCCTTTTCGTATTGCTCCACCTCGGCCAGGGGATAGAGCACGCGACCGTTGATCTTGGTAAAGGCAGGCCCAGTGTTACTGGACCGCCACCTGATCAACGTCTGGCGGTGGAGGTGCCAGCGCTCAGCCAGTTGCAGGTCAGTCAAAAACTCAGAAGAGGTCATCGGCGATCACCTCCGCAGGTTGTGCAATCGTTGCATTGAGCTGATCCAGGCTGGTCTTCGGCAATTCAGACTTGACCGTCACGGGTTCAATGTCAACCACCTCCTCTTGGCTTTGAATGCCCACTAGCAGCTCTGGGATGTAGAGACGGCCCCAGAAGGCCGCAGCCCGATACCTGATCATCAAATCCGGAAGGGTTAGCCACTTACTGCCCGACTTGGTGCTCCAGCCTTCTTTTTTGGCCATCGCCATGGTGACGGTTGGGCCGCGGAGGTCATTGCCACTGGCCAGCTCAGTTGCGACGCAGGTGCAGGCCAACGTGTCACCCTGGCCGGTCACGTCATACCGCAAAGGGCTGAAGCGGCCGCAGCCATTGATCAGACCAATAATGAATTGGCTGCTCCAGCTAGGGCGACCGTGGATGATATGCAAGTTCTGCATCACCTGAAACGGGCTCATCCGCATCCGGTTCGCGATCTCCAAGGCGACCAAGCAGTTGGCGAATCCCTGCTGGCCTTGAAACTGCGGCGGGATCAACGTGCTGCTGGCCAGGGCCTTGGCAATGCGCTGGGCGTCCTCAAATGCTTGGATGCCGGAGAACACCGAGCCCGAGCTGGTGGTGGTTAGTGCTGTGGTGTCAGTCATCAGTAGGTCTCGATCTCAGGTGGTTGTTGCATCGATCCATCCGGCCGCGGCATCATCCAGCCGGGCAGGCTGATCGGTTCGATCTGATCGCTGTAACCGGGCCACGCGCCAGCCTGCTTGCAGGTGGCGAGCACATCCAGGTCGCGTGCGGCAGTCTCGGCGCCAATGGTCACAATCACTGGCGCCGCAGCATAGACAGCAACGGCATAGGGTGGTTTTTTCTCCACGCACACGAAAAGGAACTGCTCAGGTCGGTTGCCAGTGGCAGCCTGCACCCCATCGAGATACCAGCTGCTCTGCACGTGATACCTGAATGCGCCGATCGACTTGCGGAACCCTGCCGGGCTGGCGTCTTCGGTGGTCTTGAGGTCAACAATCAACCGGCCATCGTTGGTCAGCCAGTCCGGTCGGCATTTGCAGGCCAGGCCCGTTGCCGGATCTGTCCACATGTGGGTGGTCTCGGCTTTGCCCTCCCAGTGCAGCAATACCGCAGCAGCAGGATGCGCCCATACCGCTTCAGCCATTCGGCTGATCTGTGCGCGATCATCGGCCGCGATCAGCTCACGGTCGCCAGCTTCAGCCTCGAACTCAGCCCAGGCTTCTTTACCGGCTTTGGTGCGACGATCCACCTGCGGCGCTGTGATGTAACGCTCCTCGAATTGATCTTGTTCAAGCACCAGCGTATGCAGCGCGGTCCCGATCCGCATGGCTGGCGTGGGCTCAGGCAGCTCGCGCTTCAAGTCGATGTAGCGCGCCCAGTAATGCAGCGGACTTTTGGCCACCAGATCGAGGTGACTTTTGCTCACGGCTGGGTGGGCGTGATATGCGGCGTTGTCCATGGCGTAGCGCAAC